CTCTCTCCATAGGGACACAGATTTGCAAGTCAGGGAATCCTTTTATATATCCTGTCGCCTTAGCCTTTACAGCCTGTTTAAAAGATGTTCTTATACCTCCTAGACTAGCACAGTACCAAGCCTTAGGGTACTTAAGCTTTAGGTACTTGACTACGCTTTTTTGTACTTCTTCTTCTTGGTTTCTCAACTTTTCTTTTGTTAAATGTTTCCTTAATTTCTTTACGAATATACATCATCTTATTATAGACCTTGATTTCTAACTCTCCAATGTCTAGTCCTAACTCAATGATTTCTTCCTGAGCATCTCTAAGCCTTAGATTGAGGTAGATGCAGTACAACAAGGCAACAACAAATAGTATAATTTCCATATCTTTTTTACTTTAATAATTAGTATACCCATATTGACCTTCAACATAGATAGTCTTGAACATAATGTCCATCTCTTTATTGCCTGACTTTAACTGCCTGATAATCCTTGAGTTCAAATTAGCATCTTTCTTAATCATCTCAATATCATTAGTCAGCACAAATGTATCAATTCTTTTGTACTTATAGTGTCTTAGAGAGCCTTTCTTTCTGTAGCCATACTCTATGAGAACCCTATAGATAGGGCTAGACACCTCTCTTTTCTTTGTCCCATTCTAGTGCAGCTATCAGTTGTTCTCTGTTGTGAAGCTTCCTAGCTTTATACCCATATCTTTTAGCGTTAATTCTACTATACTCTTTAGGCTCATAAACTAATTTAACTTCCCTTACCAATTCATCTTTGTCATACTTGACAACCCACCTGCAGGTTTCGCAATGATTGTTTCTTTTTATATGTCTTAAATATCCCATATTATTTTTCTTTTATATTATCATAAATATCTTGAGTAATTTCGCATAGTTCGTTTCCATTCTCATCCTGCAATATATCTTTATACATTCCGTTCTGATACCACTCGCTTACTATAGAAACAACCTCTTGTTCGTTTAGCTTCAGTCTTTCAATTATATTTTCCTCCATATTATTTTCTGTTTAAGTGTTCAATTCTTTCTAATTCAAATTCTAAATGTGCTATTGCCTTTTTAATGCAATCGTTAGGCTTTGAGTGTTTCTTCTCTGCTCTTAGCAAATAGGTAACAGCAGTTCCAATGTTGTAGGATAAATCAAATCCTGATACAACTTTCCTTGCTTCATATCCGTTATTCCCTACATAGTAGTATGGTATTCTATTGTCTTTCATTTAATCTATCGTTTTCTAGTCCTCCTGTTCGTGTAACAACTCTATCTCTTTTGTCCATCTCCTCCATATTCCATATAATATTATTTCTATTATTTCTTTTTATTATCTTTATAACTATACCCATCATTGTTATGATAAAAAGTATGAAAAATACTAAAATCACTATTAGTTTTAATGCCATTTTATTATTGTTTTAGTTAATTGTATTGGGGAGGTAACCACACCCCCCCTTTACTACTCTGACTGAAAAATTAAACGCTTTGTAGGTCTTACCCTTTATTAATTATTAATTGAGTTTCAGAGTTTTGTCTTTTTTTGTAGAAAGAAAGTGTTTTCTTTTCATACTTCTTTCAAATTCTTTATTAAGTAAATATGGTTCTATACCACCATAATCTGCTATTACAGAGTAGGAGTTAAAATCTCCTACATCTACTAGCCTTTGCAAAAGCCTTATCTTTTCTTTATAAGGCAAAGATAGATAATATTTTTTATTGTATTTCATTTTCATAATTATTTTCTTAAACTATCTCCTCTCATAAACACCACCTTACATAATCTTCTTATCCTATCGTATATCCTGTCCCCATACCTTTGCTTAATAGCACTAGCATCTAAATTGGATGTTAATAATAGTAGTTTCAAATCATCTTCAGCTTCAAATATTGCATTTTCTACTGCGTCTATCTTGGTTCCATAGTCGTTTATTATCTCCTCAGTCCCAATGTCATCTATAACAATGAATGGGCTTTTGTATTCTGTAACTGTGTGTAGTTTCCTAGCAGGTATAGGCTTTAATATCTTACCTATCTTAGCGTTAAATATTAATGGAAGCACTCCTGTTATTATTATAGACTTGCCTCTACCACAGTTTCCTAACAAAAACAATCCCTTGCCTTCTGTATCTGACATCCACTTTATAACCTCATCATACTCAGGTAGATGATTATATTTAGTAAAAGTTTTATCAACTAATCTAAATGCTTCACAGAATAATGCAGTACACTCCTCTATATTACCAAAAGAATATCTCTTGTAATCCCTCACTTTTATGTGAGTTGCGTTCTTCAATGTTTCCTCTAGTGTTCTCATATTAAAATGATGTATAGTCTTTATTGTCTAATTGCTTTCTACTTGTTTTATCTTTAGGGCTGTTAGCTTCCCAACTCCTAACACAAGCCTTCCAATCTTTCATTTTGTTTTTGCCTACCTTCCATCCATTGCTGTCGTAGAAGTTTATAAATTTCATAGGGTCTACATTGTTTTTTCTCTCAATGCAGTAGTCAGCAACATCTACTGCATTAGGCTCTTTAAATCGCTTTATAATAGGCTTCTCTATCTCGTTAGGCATACCTGCTACATCAACAGGACTTATACCTTCAATGTTATAAACATCATACCTATCTAAAAGCTTTATAACTGCAGCGTGGGGTCTTGAGTTCTCATTAAGAGTTCCATATTGAAAATCAATGAACTTAGCAATAAACCATTTATCCCCATTGTCAAATATTTTGATTTGACTTGCGAACACTTGAGATGCTTCTTTCTCTGTTACTTTACTTCCAATTCTTATTGATGCAACCTCAAAGTCTGTTTCCCATATTCCTGCGTGGTTACAATCATCTAATATGTATAGCCATAACAGTTTAAATTTTGGAGAAAGACTTCTTATAAAGCCCTTCTTCCACTTGTCTGTATCTGTAAATCTCTTTGCCATATCTATTTATTTATTAAGGTTAATTCTCTTTCCATTATTTTTTTATCTACCAACTCAACATCATAACTATCTGTAACATCATCATAGTCAATCTCTACCTCGTTGTAGTCTATTGTTTTTTTATCTGCCAAAATAATATCGCTATCGCAGTCAGGACAATATCTACAATCATACTCACTATCAGTAAATTCACTATCCATAAGTTCAGTACAACCACAATAGTAACAGGACTTATCTCCATCCTCATTATCCCTTACCTCTGATACACCATAGTTTCCGTACCAATAGTCTTTACTAGCACCGTTGAAATCTCCCCAACTATAACTTTCTTTTTCTCTTTGATACTCATACCTATTACATCCTAAAGATTTAACAAGCATGTCTATCATATTTAAACAGTTGTTAGAATCAAGAAACTCTACTATTTCTTCATCTGAATGAGGTGCATAGTAACCACAACTCATGTTAGCTACACAAACTCCAATACCATTATCAGCCAACTGACCTACATCTGTAATAGAACCTGATGTTTCTGAGTAATCGTGATAAGCCAATGAAGGTGCTATAGCTTTACTAAAATCCTTACTGAACAGTTTACCTGATATATTATTAACAAAGTCATTGCTACCTCTCCTATCTCCCTGCAAACAATACCCTACATCTTTAAACCAATCCATATCTGCATCAGCACTACCTACACATCCAATTTCTTCTGAATGAAAGAAAGCACACTTTAGATTATCTGTCATCATTAACATCTCTAATGCCAACCATATACCTACCTTGTCATCTCCCCCTACACCAACCTGAGTACCTGATTCTGAGTTAAATGCAAACAAGCAGTTATCATCATCAAAGACTTTATAAAATTTATGTATATTGTGTACTGTATCTGTGTGTGCAATAATACAAGGGTATGCTTCTGCTTTCCCTTTGGTTACATATATATTGCTATTTTTAATTACAACTTCTGCTGATGGTACATTCTCTCTGCAGAACCTGTGTATGTATGCAATCATATCAAATTCATTACCACTTGTGGTTTGAACAGATAAAACTTCAATCAATAATTCCTTTCGTGCTAGTAGCTCTTTCTTCATGTGTTTTGTGTTTTAGTGAATAGTTAGTTGTAAAAGAAATGAAAGGGTATCTCAACCCTCTCAAATCTTATACAAAGATACGAATAATATTTGACACTACCAAATAATTTAGTAGTTAATTTAATATTATTTAGAATGGTAAATCATCGTCTTGCTTAACCTTGTCTGATGTTGTTTCTTTTGGTGGCTCATAAGTATTCTCATAAGCATAATGAGTTGCTCCTTTTTCAGAAGGCTCTCTCCTTTCTGCTATTGTAATATTTACCCAACCTTTCTTAGACATCTTTTGCAATTCATCCATTTTAAAACTTGCGTTAAATAATTCTCCATACTGAGTAGTTACCTTTTTGATACTACTTACTACATAATTCTTGTCTGCCATATTTTTGTTTTTTAATTTTTAATTTGTATTCGTTTTTCTTTTCTATCAAATCGTTTAGTCTTTCTGATAGTTCATTCATTTTTCTTTCAACCGAAAGAACTTCATGTTCATAATAATTATCCCCTAACATAAGGCTTGATTCTATTTCTTCATAATTTCTTTTATAAGACTTTAGAATTTTTACAAATATATCATGCTTACTTGTATTATGGATTATTGTTGCGTGATTTTTATTAAGAATACCTGCTATTTCTTCAAATGTTAATCCAAAGATATTTCTCAGTAATCCACAGTAAAGCCTTCTAGCATCTACAATAACACCTACCCTGCTTTTTGAAAGTACAGAGTGCCAATTAAGATTATACCTAGAACATATTTCCTCTATAATCTTATCATCTCTTTCTTTTGTTAGTTCTAATTTATATCTATTCATGTCTATTCGTTGATAAAGACTCTACTGCTGAAAAGTTAGCCTCTCCTTGTACTATAATCATACCATCTTTTAAGTCAATCTCTATAATATCTACAATATCTTTAACTCCTACATTTAAAAATTGAGATAGCCTTTGCATTTGATAATACCTTAAATGATATGGATTGTCTAAATATTTCTCAATAGTTGAGCCTTTAATATTTAATATTCTTCCAAATCTTTGTTTTGATATACCTCTTATTCTGAGGATTGCTTCAAGTTCATTTCTTGAGGTTCTTACTTTTTCATAATCATTTTTCATTTTAATATTCTTTTTCGTTAAACATTCCATTTTTTCTCATTGCTTCATATTGATGCTTTGGGTCTGAGTAAACTTCATTTTCTTTTATATACTTAATAATTTTATCTGCATCTAAATCATTAAGAACATCTAAAGAGTTAAGTATTTCAGTTTGCTCTGAACTAGGTATTGCAGTATAATGCAAGAGGTTCTCAATATATCCTATCTTCCACATCTCTGCTTCCAATGGTTGTCCATCAAGAACCTCATCCATCCAATCCATTAGTCAGCCATTTCATCTTGACCAAACACTCCTTGCTCATAGAATCCTGCAATCTTTAGAACAACTCTACTCATAGCTCTTTTCTCAGCCATAGCAACAGGGAATTTCTTAGCACCTCCCATTAAGTTAGAGTCTGAAGCTTCTCCGAAACTCATCATATTTCTAACATCATGTTCTCCTGTACCTGTTCTCATACTAGCTGTAGCTCTTAGCACTACCCACTCAGGAGTCATTGTAACAGGCTCATAAGCTACCTGAATGTTTTGTCTTGAAACAATCTTATCTATTCCTGACCTTTTAATAATTACAAAACCTCTTGGGTCTTTGTGAACATCTTCTTTGACTAGGCCATTAGCTAGGAATAATCTTTTTAATGTTTCTTCTTTAGTTTCTTTTACCATAGTTGCTTCTTCTGAATTTACTTTTTTCACTTTATTATTGATTTGATTAATACTCGGTTTTAATTCTTCAGGTCTTTCTGACATATAAGAGTTATATTCATTTTCTGAATCCTCTTGCTCTCTCATACTCATAAATTCTTCTTTCATTCTACCCATTTTTTCATTTTTCTCGTTAATAGTTTCAAATTTATCTTCTGTCTTGTTGTAACAATACTCTGTTTCTTCTCCCCTATAGAACCTATCTCCATAGTTTAAATCATTTCTGCTGTTCTCATCTTCCATCATACCATCTTCAAAAATTCTGTCTGCTATACTCATAATTATTGTATTATTGAATTAATAAAATTACTCAACCTAGAATCAAAGCTTGTTTCATCTCCCTTAATCATCTTGTACTCAACAATGTTGGCATTTCTAGTAGTCCCATCTGTTTTCTTATACCTAGTTGGTACATATAATGGTTTAGATTCTATTCTGTGTCCTTGCTTTTTAAGAGAATGAATGATACTTGCTAGTCTATAAGCACCATATTCGTTTATAGCTTCTTTTTGTGTAAGCTTTCTACCATCTTTTAAGTGTTGTAGAATATCACTCGTTTGTGTTTTTACCATTTTAAAATAGTTTTAGTTAATAATTATACTCTTTCTGAATTATCT